TATTAGTGAACGGAACAACACACAGTACAGGAGATGTATCGACAGACGCTGGAAATGCACCTACCTTGGCCACACATAAACATAAGTATGCACCGGGTACAGGAGGGGCCAGCTCGCCTTCACCTTCTACCACAGATAGCAGTGTCCCAGACGCATAGGGCCTACTTTTATAGGGAGGGAAAAGCTTCGGGGCCAGGCATAGGGTCTAGCATTCAGGGTATTTTCTCAGAGGGAAAGATATAAAAAAATTCTCCCCCGGAAAAAATGATCCCAGGCTTTTTCGCAAAGGGTTATACAAAGGATATAAATACTAGTATGAGTACAATATTACAATCAGATAAATCAGGTAAGACAAGTAACGTTGCTCGTCAGAGACAGTATCGTGATCTTGATTTATCGCTTGCTCTCCATCCTATCCGTAAAGATATAATCCCTTTAAAGGATGATAGGGCTATCCGTAATGCAGTTAAAAACTTATTGCTCACCAATTTTTATGAGCGTCCTTTCAATCATGGTATAGGCGCTAATCTTCGTGCGTTGCTTTTTGAGCCAGCAGATGCGATTACAAGAATGGCTATTGAAGATAATGTCCGAAGAACAATACAGGATCATGAACCCCGCGTAAAGATATTAGATGTAAGGGTGAATAATCTAGAAGATCAAAATGCATATAATCTATTAGTAAGCTTCCTGATAAAAGAATATGATACAAAGGAAGAAGTAGAAATACTATTAAGAAGAATAAGGTAAACATAAAATGGCACAGAATTTAAATGTAACAGAACTTGACTTTGACCAGATTAAGAAGAATCTGAAGAACTATTTAAAGACCCAATCAGAATTTAACGATTATGATTTTGAAGGTTCGGGCCTTTCTACGTTATTGGATGTCCTCGCGTATAATACTCATTATAATGCGATGACTGCCCATTTCAGTTTAAACGAGGCCTTCCTCGATTCTGCTCAGATCCGAGGGAATATTGTCACACGTGCGAAGCTATTAGGATATATTCCGCGTTCTGTCCTGTCGCCTCGTGCCCGTATTAATTTGGTCGTGAACGTGACCGATGAAACTGGGACCGTCCCTTCAACATTAACACTTCCGCGTGGAACGAAGCTGTCTACCAATGTGGATGGTACCGAGTTTAGGTACGTGGTTCTCAATGAACAGAGTGCGCTGCTCGTTACCGATAATAGTACCTCGCCCGCGACTCGTACGTTTACCTTTAATAATGTAACCGTTGTCGAAGGAACAAGGAAAGAACTCAAGTATCGAGTGGATAATGATATCGAGAATCAGAAGTTTCAGTTATCCGATGACGATGCCGATACATCGACGCTTCGTGTCTTAGTCCAGGCCAACGAACAATCGACTGCGTTCGATAATTATACAAAGTTCGAGAGTCTGCTCAATGTGGATTCCGATTCAAAGGTCTATTACTTACAAGAGAATGCGAACGAATACTATGAGATATATTTCGGAGATGGTGTAACAGGTAATAAACCAACAAACAATAATATCGTAACACTCGATTATATCTTTACTGAAGGTTCAGAATCAAATGGTGCGAACGTGTTTACGATTGTCGATAACGTGGGTGGTTTCTCTAACGTTACGATTACAACTGTCGCTGCTGCATCTGGTGGGACAGAAAAAGAAACAAACGAATCAATTCGATTCAATGCTCCTCTGACATTTACATCTCAGAACAGAGCCGTTACCTCTGATGATTATAGAGCGATCATTCAAAAATCGTTCTCTAATATTTCTTCTATCTCATGTTGGGGTGGAGAAGATAATGATCCACCTGATTTTGGTAAAGTGTTCATCTCTATTAAGCCTTTGGTCGGAGATGCCCTTACACAATCAGAAAAAGATAATATCACAGGTACTATTCTCAAAGGTAAGAATGTGGTTTCGATTACACCTCAAATGGTGGATCCGACCTTTACCTTCTTAGAACTTGACGTTAATTTTAAATATAATCCTAACCTCACAGATCGTTCGGCTGTCGAACTCGAATCTGTTGTCAGAGATACTATTTCGGATTATAACTTTAACGAACTAGAAAAATTCGATGGTGTCTTTAGACATTCACAGTTATTAAGGGCAATTGATAATGCGGATCCTGCTATTCAGAATAGTTCCGTTCGTCCTTATATGTTTATGAACATTACACCTGCTAATAATGCAGATAATAACTTCGAATTAAAATTTGTCGAAGAATTCTATAGAGCAGGCGGAACAACACATACTATCTCCTCTACTTCTTTCCTTTTAAATGGTGAAACAGTTTATTTTGGAGATACAGAGATTACTAATGAAAATAATCGTAAGGTTATTATATACAAGATTGTGAATGGTGTAAATGTTACTGTGGTAAATAATGCAGGAACTGTTGATCATCAAAAAGGTATTATAACATTAAATAACTTTAGACCAGATACAACTGCCGCAATACGAATTACAGTTACACCTAATTCACTTGATCTTGCTCCTCTCAGAAATCAGTTAATTTCTATTGATCCTTTGAGAGTAACCGTAACACCAAGTGTAGATACAATTGCATTATCAGGTTCGTCAGGTACAATTAATTATACAACGACCTCAAGGCTTAGATAAGTATGGCACATAAAGACAATACATTGTTTTCTTCGGATAACGCATCACCTGGTTATATTGAATCAGTAGCGTCTTCAAAGAAAAAGACAAAAGAAGATTTAAGAACTCAGGAGTTAATTCCTTCTGAGATTCTTTCGAATGCTTCTGGTATTGAAACATTATTAAATGCATATTATGATTATATGAACTTAGAAGAGTTTATATATCAACAAAACGAAGTTTATACAGATATTGTTTTAGATAATAAAGCAGTCTTTAGAATATCAGATCCAAGAAGTGAGAATGATCATTTCTTTACTGACGAAGATGGAGCTAATTCAACATTAACTGTAACAGCAACAGATGGAACAATTACAACAATAACATTAAATGATGAAAACGTAGCAATCACTAATGGTAATAATCTTCCTGGTTCACTCGCTAATTCTCTTTCAGAGATTGGTAAGACATTTACTGTTACAGGATTATCTTCGTATAATACACAAACTGCCACACTTACAACGCCCATTAAATATTGGGCTGGCCCTGGTGCTTCATATGTCCTCAATACAATTGAGGAAGCAATGGATATTGATAGCGCAGCCGCAAACTATTTAGAATTAATTCAAAAAGAAATTGCGGCTGTAATCCCTCGTTCTATTCAAGTAAATAAAAGATCTCTCTATAAATCTATTATTGATTATTATAAAATAAGAGGTTCTTCAGATTCAATTGAAGTATTCTTTAGATTATTATTTAATGATACAGTTGAGATTGAATACCCATATAATAAAACATTAATTCCTTCATCAGGTAATTATGATACTGGTTTAGGACAATATCTTGATAATAAAGGATTTTTATCAGATGATATTAAAATACATGATTCAGATTTTTATCAAAAGTTCTCTTACTTAATTAGAACTGGTCAGAACCTTTCTTCATGGAATGATGTCTATGCACGATTGGTTCATCCAGCTGGATTTAAATATTTCGCTGAGATACTACTTCAATTATTTGCTACAAGAGAAGCTTTAGGAGATGATGAAAAAGAATCTTCATTCTTAGAAAATTATGCTGGTGGTACAGATCCATCAGGCGGAGATTTTAGACCAACTGGCAATTTAAGATATAGAGAATATCCTTCAGGTACAGCAGAAACACCGAGGTTTACATTATCATCGATGCCAGGTAAACAACCTGGTGTAATTGGTATTGAAGACTTACCAATACTTGTAGAAATGTTTGGTTCTTTATTCTTACCATTTACATTTGCTGAAATCCATAAATCGGCTTCTATCGCTTTAACAGTTTCAGGTGGATCTGTAACAGGTGCCACAATTACAGATGCTGGATTTGGATATTCATCGGCTCCATCAATTACTGTAAATGGTGTAGCACTTAGTGGACAAACAATTAGTGCAGCAACTGTAACATGTACAATTGATAGTGAAGGTAAAGTAGATTCAGTAACTATTAGTGGAGCTGGATCTGGTTATCAGTCAGCATTCGCAAGTGTTGCAGGTAATCCGAATGTTGGTCAAGTGGCTTCTATTAGTGTAGTTGCGAATGAGAATAAATCATATAGTGAACCTCCTGCAATTCGAATAAGTGCTCCTACTTCGAAAGACGAATTCGGTGTTCCACTATCAAGTAACGTTACGGCTACGGCAAAATATCTTTTACAACCAACATCAGTATCACACATAGAATTATTGAGTGGAGGTAGTTCATATACAACACAACCTGATATATCATTTTCTAATCCATCATCACACTACACAGCAACTCCATTCTTCACAGAAGATTATACTGGAGCATCAGTAAGTACAACACAATATGGCGATGATATATGGAGAGTTATTGATACATTAAATCACACTGCTTCAATTCAAACTATTGATTCATCATCAGTTTTACAAGTACAGACAACAACACTAGATACAAATGCTAATCAAAATATTGGTGGTGTGGTATATAGATTACGTAATGATAAA